TCTAGCTCGCGAGTTTCTGTATCTAGAACACGGAAGCCACGCTTACCTTGATAATCAGACCATGTCATCTCATAAGGAGATCCAAGGTATGAAATATTGTTATATGTAGAAGGATGATGAAAATGGCCTGAATATACTGCTTCGAAGTTAGTGAAGACATCTCGTGTTAGACCATGATCGCAAAGGTGGCCTTTATCCATTTCAAATCCCTGAATAGAGAAGTGACCCATACACAGCTGTGCATCTGATTCGTGGATTTTTTCTAACATATCTTTATAGTTACTATTATTAATCCAAGGAACCATCAGAAACTTAGTAGACCCAAGCTGAAGTTCTTTACACTCATTTTCGTAAATATTAAAGTTAGAATATTCTCGCAAAAGTAAATCCATAGAGTTTACTTCATTAGTATTTGTATAATATGTAGTATGATTACCAACTAGAGCATGGTACTCAATTCCTCTAGACGCGATTTGATCAAAGAAGAACTTCTTACCACGCTCAAGAGAAACATAGTTAATAAACTTACGACGATCAAATGTGTCACCAAGATCAAAAATAATTTTAATATCATGTTCATCAATGTATGGAAAGAATACTTCAGAAAAGAAACGTTCTTGGTGATCTAGAAATATCTTAGAATCACCGCGAACGCCAATATGCATATCAGTTACAATCGCTATTTTCAAGTGTCGTCTCCATCAGCTTCATCAGCTTCTGCCTTTTTAAGAGCTTCAGTTTCTTTTTTCTTAGCTTTGTCTTTAGCAAGTTTATCTTCAAAATCTCTTACAAAATCGTTCATATAATCTGCAGCAGTATTCAAATGTATATCTTGACCATCGCCAGTGTATGTACCACCAGTAGCAATCATATGCTGAGAAGATTTAAAACGAATGTACATTTGCTTCTTTTCTTTAGCAATCCTACGTAAGAACGCGTACCATATGATTTGTGTAAAGTATGCAAAAGGATTCTGAGATTTCTCTTCGTTAAAGTTCATAATATAAAGGAGACAATTCTCAATACCGTCTGATATCATATCTTCTTTATAAGAGTAACCTGAAAAGTTTGGTTTGGTTGCTAATCGCGTAGCAATCTGATAGATGCAAGTGCCAATATAATCTGGGACTCTTGGTCTGTCATCGCCTGCATCTTCTGCTTCACGAGATAGTCTCTTATACTCGATTAGGGCTGCTAGCAGGTCTGGATTGTTTACGTAATTTCGTGTGGCACGTCTTTTTACCATTGAAAAATAACCTCCTTAGTTTGATTTATTATTATAATAACACAATTACACGCCACTGTCAACCAGTTTGTTTATAAAATTATTTTAATTTTTGTGAAAATAACTGTTGACAACTTCTGGAAACCGTGTATAATAGGATTATGTCCTTTAAACAATACTAAGAAACAACTAATCTGTTATACTAGATCCCAGTATCATGACTAGCAAAAATGGCAACGATCTATTCCTTTCTTGCTCGATTCCTTCTCTTTTCACACTAATGGAAAAGATCGTTGCCTTTAATCTGTTATACCAGATCTCAGTATCGTGACTAGTCACTCCGCGCAGCGGAAATTTAAATATCAACTGTGTATACCTTAAACTGAAATTGCTCTGTACCATAGATCTCAATACGTTTCTTGAAATGCTGGAGAGTGTAATTTTCGAACGAGCCATGCGATAGATCATCGGCAATATCATACAGTGTTGCTTTGTCTGACCCGTTACCTTTACGCAATGTTCTACCAATAGACTGAAGAACTTTTACTTCAGATTTAGAACCAGAAGCAAAGATAACATTATCCAAACGTTTAAGATTTACACCAGTTGAGAACGTACCAAAAGAAGCAAGAATATCATGTTGTTTGATAGGATCATTTTCAACTAAATGTCTAATACGTTCGCGCTCGTCACCGCTTACTCCACCATAGATAAAGTGCAATTCACGGCCTTCTTTCTTAAGCATTGGCTCAAGAATCTTACCATGCTTTTCAACAAGATCAAATAAGACCAAATTATTCTGACCTTCTAAAGACCATAACAAGTTTCTAATAAACATATTTCTTTTTTGACTATTTACAAGATATTCACGTTCAGCAGGATAGCGCTTTTGAGCTTCTTTGATTTTTTTGAATTCGGTGTGGAATATCTTACGATTTTCTTTGCTATGTGATAGGACAATTGCTTTAATATTAAAGTCTGCAACAGTTCCAGCATCCATAAGATCTTTAGTAGTAACGTGCTTACGCACAGAACCAAAGCAACCCTCTAGAACAAGACGGTGTGTTTTACTTTCTTCTGATTTCAAAGTACCAGTGAAACCGTGTCTATAGTAACATTCATCAAGACCTTCCATAATCTTCTGAAGTGATTTAGCTTGGAATAAATGAGCTTCATCACCAAGCACAACTTTAAATTGGCTGAACCAATCTTTGCTGACTTTCATCAGTGACTGCCAAGTTGAGATAACGATAGGATGATTTGTGTTTTTATCAACACCACCTTGAATCTTATAGATCAATGATGGATCACACCCATAGTCTGCAAAGTCACCAGCCATCTGATGTACTAATGAAATAGTAGGTACAATAATAAGAGTACGATGTTCAAAAGCTCGAAAGTAATGTTGCTGAATCAAATAAATGATTAACGATTTACCTGAGGATGTTGGAGATAGAGATAAAGAACGGCTGTCTCTAATAGCATCTACGACATATTGATTTTGATAATCGCGTGGTTCGAAAGGACAATTAACTTCTTTAGCTAATTGATAACCGTAATCATCTGGTGTAGGTTCACCATTCATCATGTGATCAGGAGCTCTTAACTCATAATCGCGATCTTCACAGAATTTTTTAAGGCGATGGAACAAGCCAACATATAGAACAGGTCTCATAGGTTGGAATAAACGAATTACTCCATCCCACATACGATTCTTGTAAGCCGGAGAAAACTGATATCCTGAAGGTTTGAAACTAAAGTATTCACTCAGCTCCATAGCAACACCAGGATCTGATCGTACAATTAAATGTACAGCATTCTTTACTTCAACATTAATCACATCTGACATAACTAAGGCACCTTATTCATTATAATCTATACTACTATTTATATAGAGTAGCATAGTCGTTTTCGATGCCTAGTATTCTCCGTGCTGGAATTTGAGTACATCAATCATAGACTTTATAATAAAGTTTCTTGAGTGTATTGTTTTGATGATATCTTCAAGATAATCTGCGTTAGCTGAATGATAATCGATTCTAAGACTTAAGCGAATAATATCTTTATCTGCTTGAATCCATTTATCAAGGTCTTGACGAATGATTTTTTTAGGATTTGGCTTCCATCCGTGATCTTTAAGATCTTCTTCAGCCATTGAACCGTCGAGCCACTCACGTTTAGCAAGCTCAAGTTCTTTATAGTCATAGCGAAGCTTCTTTACTTTTAAAGCTTCCTTATAATACATAGTGTAATATTTGTTATGTAATTCTGGAATTCTTTTAGCAGCTTGCGCTAAGTTTGTGTCATCGATTGTGGCATCTTTAGCCCAGATGTCGCTTATATCTTCAACGCTCATAATATAACCTTTTTAGTTTGCAGGTGTTTACATTCTTATTCTATCACATATTGAAGCGAATGTCAACTAATTTTTTCAAACACCATATTAGTATATCTAAAGGTAACGGTACATTCAGGGTAAATTATGTCGGAGTTAGTAACATCGAGGGCTACACCGCTCAAAGAAGTTGGGAAGCACTCAGTAAAAGTAAAATTAAGATTTGAATTTCTAGAACTACTTTCTATAATAATTGAAATATCAGATCTTTCTCCGTGTTTGCTGGATACAAGGGCAGCTCGTTGATTTGAAGATTGAGGAGTTCCCATCCCTTCCATCCATCTCAAAATTTCTTCATAGTTTGTCATATTCTCATCTACTATAAAGGACAGATCGAGATCAGAATAATCTATGCGGTCTGGTGTCTGAAAGATGTTATGGATAGGAGAAGCCTGTTGAGGTGCCACCATGCTCAACTGAGGCAAATTTACTCTTTGAGTATAGAATTCAACACTCGGAAGCCTATCTACAATGACTTTAAATGATATTGGTGATAAATAATTTGTAATCATATGAAATTTCCTGTTGACATTTGATAAAAGCTATGGTATATTTATAAATAACGCACAGAAACAATATGTGGATACCAACAAAATGGACACGCAGTTGCCTGGTAATCAAGACCCTGTCGATGATTGTACACATTGGGTCGGAAAAATATAGGTTGACATTACTATAGTTATGGTATAGAATGGTAAATATAATGAATCTTATGGAGAATAAGCTTTGAGTGAACAATTTAGAATTCTGACAGCTCGCCAACACGTTCGTGAGCGCATCGGCATGTATATGGGCTCTAGCTCTCAAGAAGAAATCGAGCGCTTTATTATGGGTGTATGGAAAACCGCAAGGTATGTTCCCGCCTTATCTAAAATGGTTGATGAAATTCTCGATAACTCTATCGATGAAGCTATCCGCACTAACTTCAAATTCGCTAACAGAATCGATGTATCAGTTAAAAATGGTGTAGTTGTTGTTACTGACAATGGCCGCGGAATTCCTCAAGAAGAAGTCTTTGACGAAACTAGTGGAGAAAAGATTCTTCAGCCAGTTGCTGCTTGGACACGAGTAAATGCTGGTACAAGTTTTGATGATAGCCGAGTTACTATCGGTACTAACGGTGTTGGTTCAGCTGCTACAAACTTTTTATCATCTAAGTTCGTAGGTAAGACGTGGAAGAACAAAACACTCATTACTGTTAAATGCAAAGACGGTGGCGAGCACGTTGATGTAGATGTAAAGAGTGGTACACACATTGAAGGAAGTGGAACTGAAGTTTCCTTTATACCAGATTACAGCCTTTTCGAAGTTAACAGCTTAGATGATTTTGATACAATTGCTCTTGTTGAAGATCGTATGGTTAGTCTTCAAATGGCTTTCCCTGAAATTTCTTTCTCCTTTAATAAGAAGCGTATCAAAGTAAACGATCTTAAAAAATATGCTAAACTATTTGTTGGTGAAGATGGTGACGCTATCATCGATAAAACTGACAATCTTTCATTCTTCTACGCTACGTCAGAAGATGGCTTCCGTTCTAACTCTTTTGTAAATGGTGTTAACACACGACAAGGTGGTACCTATGTAGACTATCTTACAAATGCTGTTCTAGACGAACTTGGAACGATGATTAAGCGCAAGCACAAAATCGAAGTTGCCAAGTCGACTATTAAGAATGGTCTTACATTTGTTATGTTTGCAAGGAACTTTACAAATCCAAAGTTCGACTCTCAAACTAAAGAACGTTTAACAAATCCTATGACTAACGTTCGTGATCACTCTATAGAATCTGGTGTTAAAGACGCTGCTAGTGTTGCTCGTAAGATTATGACGATGCCATCTATTATTGATCCGATTGTTGAAGCTCAACTTGCTAAGAAAATCGCGGCTGATAAACGCGCTGCTACATTAGCGCAAAAAGGCTTACGTAAAGTAAAAGTTGCAAAGCACATTTCTGCAAATAAGCCAGATGCTACACTTAAGATTGTTGAAGGTGATTCAGCTATGGGATTCCTCCTGAAGGTACGTGATCCTAATAAGGTAGGTGCTTACCCATTACGAGGTGTAATCATGAACACTTGGGACATGAAACCGGCAGACGTATTGAAGAATAAAGAATTGTCAGAACTGGTTGCTGTTTTAGGATTAGATATTAATGATCCAAATAGTGTTGACGATATGACATACAAATTTATTGCAACACTAACCGACGCTGACCACGATGGTATCGGTCATATTAGTCCTTTGCTGATTGCTTTCTTTTATAAATTCTGGCCGCGACTGCTGCTAGAAAAGAAAGTTAAAATTACGCGTACTCCTATTATGATTTCTACTAAAGCTAAAGAAGTTAAATGGTTTTACACTTACGAAGAAGCTGGTAAATTCAAGACTGATAACACCGGTTGGAAGCACCGTTACATTAAAGGGCTTGGAAGCCT